AGGCCCAAGCCATTATATTTTCTTTAGTCTTTTTATCCATTTTGTTAATGTATTGTTTTTTCCTTAAAACTAAGTATTTCGGAATCTTCGTTAATAATTCCACCAGACATTAGGGTTAATATCTTAAGTGCGTGTTCTTTATCTTTGGCTCTTATATCGTTGCCAACATACACCATCTCATCTTCTAAGACCTCTATATCAAATATTTTGAGGGTTGCCATTGCCAGTAAATAAACCTTGTGCGTTGGTCTTAGCAATTTGTCTTATGGTTTCTCTATCTCTTTCCATAAGTGCATTGATTTCTGCAACATTAACCTGTGCGCCATACTTGGCATTTAGTTCAGCGGCTTTAAGTCTAATATTAGCCTCTGCCTCATCTCTATTTCTATCATCATCCATGATGATTTTCATGCGATCTGTTTCTGCGTCTATCATAGCTTTCTGTGCTGATACTTTTGCTTTTTCCATTTCAGCTTGAGCCAACATATCTTGTGGTGTTGGTTGTTCTGGTTGTGGTGGTATAGGTGGCACTTCAGTATTAATAAAGGATTGCACATCTTTGAAACCAGCCATTTCAATCATTTTACCTATGGTGTTGGAGTATTGTTGTAGCGATACCAATGGATTGCTTGGCCCAAGAGTTGTAAGCATTTGTTCTTGCTTTTGTGCAAGTTGAGTTAGCACATTCATTTTTTCCATGTCGCTAGATTTAGAAATAGCAACATTGACCACCAAATCTTTGTCGCTATCCCAATAACGAGGATCAATAGGTACAAACTCATTGTTAAGTCTTACCATGTCTGGTTGGTCTTGGTGTTTAACAACCAAGCTATTAACCAGTTTAAATAAATCTTTCATACCATCGGCAAAGTGTCGACAAATAAGTTCGACTCGACCTTGTGCGCCTGACATGGTAGCTGAGACTGCTGATGCAGTAGAGCTTTGTAATGCGTCAGCGTTTAGTCCTGCCGATGCTTTTGATACGCCAGTTCTATTTTCTTTGGCTTCGTCTAAGTAAGACAGAACAGGGAAAGCCTCTTTACCAACAAAAGGAACTGCGAAAGGTTGCACCATACCTGGAGCTCTCATTCTAATCGGTTGTCCTATGTCGGTGTTGAGTACATCGTCAATGTTGACTTGTCCTTCAACGACTCCCATGCGAGGGAAGATGGCGTGGCCCAGACTATCAAGTGTGTCTCGCATAATTTGAGACTTAGCAGCTTGAATAGGCTTCAAGTAATCTGCTGGACAAGAACCGATGGAGGTATGCGGTTCGGGATCAGGACAGAAGAGAGTTATCGGAAGGTCATCCCATTGAGCTGTATTTACTATATTTAAGCCATTGCCTACAGTACATACTCTTATCCTTTCGTCTATTCCATCGCCATCTAAATCATAAAATAAATAGTGTTCAACATACAAAACATTCTTTTGACCGCTATCGTTTCTTGCATCAAAAATTCCGTCTGAATATGGATTTCTTGCCTCTTCTTCTTCAAAAGTTTCAGCATCAATTAAATTACCAGAACCAGCGTATTGTTCCATATCATCTTTGTCATATCCCATAGCAACCAAATCGCTAACTGTTTTAATCATGCGATGTGCTACATAAGGAGAACTGTGTAAGTCTCTACCATACCTAGATATTAAAACTTCTTCAGGTGGAATGGACTCAATACAAACTTGGTTTTTGCCTTTAACTCGCCTGATTGTTAAGTCATAACTAACAGGAGATTCTTGTGTTACCTCTTCACCCGTTTCAGGGTTGATAATGGTCATAGATTGCATTTCTGCTTTCTCTTTTACGATCTCTACATCAGGATCTAACATAAGAGCTTGATAACCCTCTGGTGATACATCTGTGTATTCGTGGGTTGAGGCATTAATGCTGTCATCCCAATAGGCTTTAACAAAACCAGTCTTTCTAATAAGTGCGTCTTTAAACACATCATATAAAACTTTAAAACCAGGATTCTTTTGTTGAATGATGTAGTTGATGTAGTCGGTTTGTTGCGTGGCAAGAGGTATGTCCTCTGCATTGCGTGGTACAAACTCAACTATTTTATTAGTACCAAAGAAAGTTCGCATGATAGACGGAAGCATAAAGAGAACGCTATCTCTAACATCGGTTGAAACATACTCAGACTGCATGGAACTTTGGCCTTGCGGTGATTCACCTAAATAATATTCAGTTGCTTCAGCTCTATCTTGGCCTACTTGCTCGATGTAATCTCTAGCATCGTCTAGTTCTGATTTTAAGATGCCTTGCAGTTCTTCTTCGTTAGCTTCTTGACTAACTTTGTCTTTGACATCTTGGTCTTTGTTGTATTCCATATATTAACCTACTCGTAGAATTTTGGATTTTAAAGGTTTCTTGAAATTATAACCTAAAAAGGAAGTTCCTCCACCAAAACTTGCTGCCGAACTTGCCATGGTTAATGCAAGTGCATCTGCTTTGTCGGGTGATTTGATTCCTCTTTTTTTCATTTCTTCTTTTGATTCTATTTTTATTTTTCCTGTTGATGTATATTTGTAGGAAGGCGCAACTAATTCCGCTACAAGCTCGTCATCATAAGGAAGTCGGCAATTTCGTTGCGCCAACCAATCTTTTATTGCAAACCACAATTCTGCTCTTAAATTCAAATAATTTTTACTGGTTGCTGGAGACTCAGCAACATTAATACCTCTTACAGGTAAATTTTGCTCTGCAAGTCTGTCAACAACACCACTACCCAAGCCAATTACATCTACGAGAATTTCTTGTGGTCTGTTTGTTGCGGTTGCATCATCGTATAAGTTTTTAATCGCACCACATAATTGCATTAAATCCATTGATTTAAAAGTTTTAATTTCAAAAACTGTGTTGCCCTGACGGATGCAAAGTGCTGAGTTATCACCACCAAATCTAGCCACATCTAATCCCCAAACTATCGGATCACTTGCGCTAAGTGCAACATCTCTACCTTGTGCTGCTCTGACAAGTTCTATTGGGATAACAGAATCATCGTCTGCATGGGGAAATTCACCCAAAACCTCGACTCTGGCGACTGTTGAATCTTCACCATATTGTTCAAGCATGGATTGAAAGAGGTTTTGGTCTGTTCCCTCGACTGTGCGTGAGTCGATTTGCTCTAATTCCCAGAATTTACGCTTGGAATGGAAAGAATCATAGAATGGGCCTGTGTTTCTGCGTGGGTTAGAGAAGGTAAACCAAAAGCGATTTTCGGTTGGTTCGGAGAAAAACCCCTCTGATACGGAATATATGGGTGCAGGTATACCTGATGCTTCATCCATAATAAGACAAACTCCGTAGTTAGAGTGAATACCAGCAAATGCGTCTGGGTTTTCTTCGCTCCATAACTGCGCTTGGGCGTAGTAGTAGCCAGTATCTATTTTAAGATCTCTTTTTAGCGCTTCTTCAAACCAACCTTCAGGTTTAATTGTGGTAGCTGTTTTTGTAAACCAATGACCATTAATAGAAAGGGTTAGCCATTTACCTAATTCCGCCCAAGTTCTTGATCTAAGCTGTTGTTCGGTGTTAGCGGTAACGATAATGGTAGAACCAGCTCTGGTTGAGAGCATCCAAAGTATGAGCCATGCGACAAGTGCTGATTTGCCGATACCACGACCACTTGCAACTGCAAGTCTAAACATTTCTGGTGTGGCTTTTCCGTTGTTGCGTTGTATGTGTATGGAAATATCTCGTAAAATTTTTTCCTGCCACTTGCGAGGGCCTGTAAATTCTTCGAGGGGGGTGCCTGGTTCTCCCCAAGGGAAGATAAACTTAACAAAGTTGTAGGGATCGTTCTTGATGTTCATTGACCAGATTTCGGTCATGAGTTCTTGTTCTTGTTTTACTCCGTATTTCATATTAAAAAAAATAAAAAAATTTTAGTTCAACAGTTCCACATACATTGCCCCGCCGAAAAAGTGCAAGGGGGGGTATTTACAATATCGGGTATGAGGAGCTGACATTGCTGGGTTTTTCCTTCCTTGCTGTTGGTTTATTCTTAGGGGGGAAATATTAACCAACCCTTAACCCTTCTTTTTTTCTTGCAACTTCTTTGAAACGAGTTGTTCCCCCTCTCCATCGCTTGTATGTAAAGGGTTAATCTCTTTCGCATCGATTATATTTGTCATTGAGCTGCCGATTCTTGTTTTTGCACCATTAATTACATCATTTAAATTAATTGATGCGTTGATTACTTCTTGGCGATCTTTCCAATTTTCAGGATCTCTATTTTTAAGAAAGAAAATAGCAGAGGTTTCTTTGCCCGACATTGCATTGTCAAAAAGTTTTGAGCTAACTTGGGCCACAGCTTTTGCTCTCCCCTTTTTTAAAGCGTGTTCTATTTGCTTAATATGTTTTTTCCTGGTGAGCGTGGAATTGCTTATATCAAGAGCTGACGCGATCTGACGCTCACTTAATCCCATACCAGCGAGTCGCTCTAACTCAACAATATCTATATTAATTGGCTTTCTACCTGCTTTTTTAGGTAATTTTTGTTCTTTTTGTTCCATTAATACCCCTTTTATAAGCCGATTTTATAGGAAAAAGCTCACTTTTTATACAAAAACCCCTGTTTTCTGCCCTTGTTGGGTTGTTTTGTGATGTTTTATGATGTTATAATTCTCTTATGTAGCAATTAAGCTACTGTTTTAGGAGAGAGAGAATGAGTAAACCAATATATAAAATAAGATATCGAGATAATATGACAACATATCTTCTTGATGAAACTTTTAATTCTGAGCAAAGTGCCGAAGAATTTATTGATATAAATTTAGGCGAGAGTAGCTGTTATAAAATAGAAGAGGTAGCGTAATGAGTAAATTACATCACACTAAATACAAAGAGAATTATAAAAATTATATTCTTGATTGTATTGATTCAGAAGATGATCTTATTAATAAAGAACTAACAAGAGATCAAAAGATTCAATATTTATTTAATAGGTTCAATTCAGAATATGGCTGGAACATTCAAAGAGTAGGCAAACATAAAGCTATGGAAGAATGGTTGAGCGGTTTAGCTATCAACATTCCATATACATATTTCGACATTATCGAACTAGCCAAAGAAATGGGTTCAATAGATAGCAATCCATCGCAAACATTAGAAGATCGCGTATGTGAAAACTATTTTAGCTTTATGGCTCAAATGGTTTTACTTCTTGAAGATGAACTTGAGGAGGTAGCGTAATGGATCTTGTTAAGTAGAAGAAATTAAGGAGACAAACTAAAGCAACTCTCCCCACGAACCCCCTAGCCGAGTCTTATGCTCGGCTTTCGTGGTATAGCAATCAATAAAGGTTGCATATTTTAGGAGAGAGAGAATGGAAAATGAGCAAGTCAAATTTGAAACAACAAAAGTTAATTTTATTTCGTATTACCAGGACACAATAAAATCTTTAGAAATAAATGACCCATATCGAGATTTAAAAGATATGAGAAAAGCATTATTAGTTTTGAAAGAGGCCAAAGAGTATCCAGAAATTCAAGCTGCTTTAAAAATCTGTGATTTAATTTCAACAGAAACTGCATTAGATTTACATAAAGTGCCTGTTTCAAAAGAACAACTCATATCTGAAATAATTGTCAGTAATGATTGGTGTGATTGGAAATTAGAAAGTGGGAATGGAATCCTTTTATACAATGATGAAAGAGGAACAGGAAACAACGAATGGGGAGAAGTACAATTATTTGAACACTTTTCTAAAGGTGATATTGACTATATGAAAAAACAATTCAAGCAAGATTTTTGGGTTGGTTGTGGTCAATTTGGAAATTGTCAAGATCAATTAATTGATACTGATGATTTGGTCGAGTTTGCAGAAGAGAGGTTGGCATAATGAAAGACTTTGCACACAAACTGCACAAGCCAAGAGAACCTAAATCATGGAACGATGTAGCCAGAGAGATAACAGAAAATCTAATCTTTGTTGCTCTAGTGGTTTTTAGTGTAATCATAATCGCAAGAGTGGTTATCTAATGGCATTAATGAAACTACAAGTAACAGAAAAAGACAAAGAGGTTCTAATCAAGGCCCTCGCTGACTTAGGAAATCCATTGGTTAAGAAACCAAAGCCAACGCCTGAAGAGAAAAGAACTTTAGGATCAATAGAAAACTTAATTAAACAAGTCGCATTTCAATAGGAGTAAATTATGCAATACGCAGATAAAGTAGAAGAACAACGCCAACGCTTAGACAAAGAGCAGCTAGACGGACAAATAACCATGCTTGATATAAGACCAGGACGAATAGAAACACGCTTTGCTAGTGGTCGTGTGGTTATTGAATATCCAAGAGATAAACGCAAAAAAACCAAAGTTTTTTATAATGATTGAGATAATCGGCTTTATCTTTGGCATAGGTTTTTTAATTTGGCTAACTGTCCTGATAGGTATTTATATAGCTATCAGGATATTTGAAAACCTCTAGTCTCCCCCCTCAACCAAAGCCACCCCTAAACCAATAAGGAGAATATGCTTTCTCCCATTCCGTTTCGCTTTTCTCAATAAAGTCCTCTCTCCCTCTACAGCTAACCAAATAACTTTTTTATCAACTAAAGACTGAATCGCCTTACCTACTGTTTTAGGAGTTAACCCAACCATTTTTGCTAAATAGCTAAACGCATCACGACAACTCATGCTCTCGGCTCTATGACGCTCACAAATTGACCAAAGAACAATCGTTTCTGCCGCATTTAGATCGGTTCTCCCTGCCTGTCTCCGAAACCACTTCCAGACCACGCCTTTTAACTTCGCATAGTTTTTATACTTCTTCGCTACCCCATAGGCCACAAATCCAACATCTTCCTCGCTTACACTATCCGTTGTAATCCACCAGAACTTATCAACCAATTTAATTACCTCTCTTTCTCCTCGATGGGAAAATGAGCTTTAGCTCATTTCTCCCTCTATGTTATGTTATGTTATGGATATGCTTAACTACATTACCGCAAAGTCTTAACAGATCTTCCATAAAGTCTTAACAGATCTTCTATAAAGTCTTAACAGAACTTCCATAAAAACTACTTCTTTTTTACCTTATTTCGATCATATTTGGTCTTATCTTGGTGTATTTTAGACTTGGCATGAGCTGGTGTTTTCTTTCTGGCTTTTGCCTTATCACCAAAGATACGCTCCCAATTATCCTTGTATTCTTGAGAGTAAGATCCTGGTCTTGGCATATCACCCTTGCCACTCATTGTTGCCTCCTGACCAATTCGTTTCTAATCTTTTGTTTAACTTTTGGTTTAGTGTATTCATTGTCTAATAAATCGACTAAATCTTTCTTGTTGGCACACTTAATATAAAAATGTTCGGTAATAATTTTACCTGTCTTTTTGTTTCTTACCTTTTCGCTTTTCTTTATCTTGGTCGGCATCTTGATCCACCAGGTAATTGTTCAACATCAAACCAACCACACGGATAATTAATCATTTTGTACTCCTTGTCCAAACATTCCTAATTCTTTATTAATTCTTGCATTGGCTAAATCTATGTATTCTTGGTTCAGCTCCAACAAAACTGCATTTCTTTTGTGTTCTGCTGCAACAATGCCTGTTGTTCCAGAACCACCGAATGGATCTAAAACTGTACCGCCCTCTGGACAACCAGCTAATACACATGGCTCAATTAAATCTTTGGGAAAGGTGGCAAAGTGTGCGCCTTTAAATGGCTTAGTTGTAACTGTCCAGACTGAGCGTTTGTTTCTTTTCTGTAATTGTTCTTCTTTAGTATTTTTACAATCCTCTTTTATAGCCTCATGGTCATAATAGTATTTAACATTTTTACTTAATAAAAATATGTACTCATGCGCTTTAGTACAACGATCTTTTACACTCTCTGGCATTGGGTTTGGTTTGTGCCAAATAATATCTTGGCGTAAATACCAGCCATCTTTCTGTAAAGCTAATGCAACTCGCCAAGGTATTCCTGCCAAATCTTTATCCTTATAAAAAGGATGTCCATACATGTCTTTCTTACCACCTTTATGCAAGCTGCCATATTTTTTTTGATTTTCGCCACCACCAGCTAGTGTTTGCTCTCTGGTTGAATATCTGCTTTTGCCACTTATATAACTATCTCCAAGATTTAACCAAACAGTTCCATCATCACGCAATACTCGTTTTACTTCCTTAAATACATTTACCAAGTTTTCTACAAATTCTTCTGGAGTATCTTCTAAACCCAGTTGGCCGCTTTCATAATAGTCTCTGAGGTTCCAGTAGGGCGGAGATGTAATACAAGTGTTAATAGATTGATCTTCTAGTTTCTTTAATGATTCAATGCAATCGCCTTGTAGTATTTCAATATTCATTTCCTTTCCCCTTGCTTATAATTTCAAAATGGTTGATCTCATTGTTTTCAACCGCCTCTTTAAACTTCTTCTTCAACTCTTCATGGCTAAGATTAATTGCATCTTCAATAAAAACCACGCCTTTAACTGCATCGCTCATACTTCCATGTTCTTTAATATGTGAGCAATGACTTCTATTGTCCAACCATTGCCAAGCATTTTATAACGCTGAGTGTTACTCACATGGTTCGTATAATTATCTGGTACTGTTTGCAATCTCTCGCACTCTAATGGTGTTAGCTTTCGCCAATAGACTTCATCTTTGGTTAAAACATTATCCTTTTGAACTGTAGTAATAATGTTGGTTTTTTGGTCTTTGCGTAATTCTAACTTTTGACTTGTAGTTCCATCCTCGTTGTAACGGCCTCTGTAAGTACCCATAACAACTTTCGGTTCTCTATGACCACCACCACAAGTAGTAACAGTTGGAGACTTGCCATCAGGCGAATACACTCGCTTAATTTGATCGTGTCCTTTTATATCAACTGCTGTGCCTATATGTTGAGGTTTATCAATAGCAATAACCCCATAAGGAACTCCTTTGTGCATATTGGCAGTAAGTGTTTTGGACTTTTCGCTTTCATGTTTTATGTAATGTTCTGCTCTTGTTTTTTTGCCTGTGTATTTTTCACTACCTCTATTCATGTAAGCAATAGCCTTGTCTGATAAATGATACTTAGGATCAACACCACCAACATAACCATTGGCATAACCATGAGTACCTGCACAAATTGTTCCAGACTTGCCATCAACATCATGGATAGTATTTGCTTGGCTTTTATAGTTTGGGTTTAGTTGATTGCCACCTTTATAATTCTTTTGTAGGTTTTCTCCTGCAAGATATTCATTAGAAGTGTTAGTCTCCAAAATATCCCTTAAAACAATTCCCCTCTCCTCAGGTTGCTCAACATTAGGAATGTTTGTCCAATAATATCTCTGTCTTGACTGTGCGCTAACCAAAGAACTTTGTATAAAAATAGGTTCAACTCCCATGTACTCAGAAATAATATCTAAGTATTCTTTCTTCATTCTTACATTTTCTAATAAAAAATATTTAGGCTGTAAGTATGAGATAGCTTTGTGAAACTCAAAGAACAATGCAGATCTTGGATCATCAAACGCCAACTGTTTACCTGCAAAGCTAAATCCTTGACAGGGTGAACCACCCATAACCAAATCAATCTTCGGTAGTGTAGATAAATCTAACTTGGTAATATCACCGACTTGAATAATGTCAGGATAGTTAGCTTGGCTAACTTGGATGGCATACTTATCAATCTCACTTGCGTAATAATTATCAACTTTGATTCCTAAACGATCTAAAGCAATCATTCCACAACTCATTCCGTCAAATAAACTTAATACATTCAATTACCTTTCTCCTTAAATTATTGCTAAGTCTAAAATTGTAAATCACGAACAATCACAAATCAACTTTGCGACTAATTCCATTCAAACGATTTACTGCTATCTAAAATTTCTAATACTGCATCTTTGCGTATCAATGTCTTAACTGCGTAATCAACATTACCTGAATTGCTTTTAACTAATCCAGCTTTTACAACTGACATTCTATTAAAATCCATGCCTTGTTCTGAGCAAACTTTTTCGGTGGTTTCTTCGTCTGCCACCCACATAGCAATGGCAAATCTTGCTCCGTCAACAATAGAACTTGCGCCACGAATTTCGCTGCGGTGAGACATTGCATCGTCAGAATCATTGCTCAACGCTGACTTAGATAAATGATGGATAGTTAAACAGGTTGCTCCTGTTCTCGCACTTATGTTAGAGCAATAACTACCCCACAACTGACCAACTTCATTGCTTGCACTAATATTGCCTGTGGTAAATGCCTGGAGAGGATCAAACACACAAAGTTTTAAGTTATTGATGTTTAATAACTCCTCTAATACCTCTTGGCCCATAGCTGTAATGCCTTCTTCCCTTAACAAAATCATTGGCTCGGTCATTTCTGGTATCGGCATCACATAAACATCGTAAGGTGAATCAAATCGTTTACCCTCTGGATCTAAAGTTTCTATTCTTCTATGTACCTCTGCCAAATCATCTTCTGCTGACCAAATAATAGAATTGCCACGCTGTTTTATCTGTTTACCCCACCAACTGCCACCGACTGCAACTCGCAAAGCCAACTGAATAGCTGAAAGAGATTTACCAACACCGCCAACACTAGCTAAAATGCCAGGTCGAGAAAGGGGAATGAACGCATCAACCAACCACTCGATTTCTGGAGGAGAGTTGATGAGATTACGAATGGCATACTTGCGGACATTAAATTTACTGTCCATGAGTTCAAGTTTGATTTGCTCATTCCCCTTTTCATTAGCTAAATCGTTGTAATCTCCAATAATGCTTGGAAGTCTTACCACGCTGTTTGGTACTGCTGTCGCAACTTCGTTGGCCTTAGTATTACCAACTTGGTTTTTATCGTTGTCTAAGGCTAATATTAGCTTGGTTGTACTATGACCTGTTATCTCACGCAACTTGGTACACGCTGATAAACAGAAATTAGCACTAAATACCACCATGCAAGGAACGCCTGTAGCCTCGTAAATCGAAGCTCCTGTTGCGTACCCCTCACAAACAATTAAATTTGGTAAATGCAATAAATCGTAAACATCGCAACCAATTAAATTAACATTGCCTCTAACAGCTCCGCCACCAACAAACTTTTTATCTCCGTTAGGAAAAATATATTGTAGACTTTTTATGTCTTTGACTAATGTTCCTGTATTAGTTTTGGTGATAGAATACACACCGACAAGCAAATTGCCATTTACTTGTTTTAACCCATAATTTTTAATATTTTTATCATCTAAATACTTATGTTGAACAACCTTTTCAGCCGACTCAAACTTTTCTTTTGCGTATACAGCAACTTCTTCTTGCTGCTTTTCCTTAGCTTCTTTTCGCCTATTATTAGCATCTTCCAGCTTACGCTGTAAGTCTTGAAATTGACTTGGTGTTAAATCGTTGGCTGAATAACTTAAAAACTTACCCTCATAAGAAGTACGCCAATTACCAAAGACGCAAACAAATTTTTCTATATCAATTTGATTGTAAACATACCAACCTGATTGTTCGTTGCTTTTATCAGGCCTAACTCCATCAACTGCTCCTACCTTACAACGCACCAGCTCTCCACTGGTGTCTATGAAATCAACCAGCAGACCTCTGGACTGCATTTCGCCAATTAAGTCTTGTATGCTCTTGCCTTTGTCTGCAAAAGCAAAGTTAGAATCTATCGCTAACCCTTTCTCACCAAAGAATTGTGTTAGATCAGTCATTCCTGCTCTCACCTGTCTTTGCCTGATAATGAGCATGATTCAGATAAGAACGCACTAACGAATGAACAAACGCCAGGCGTTGTTCTTTCGACCACTTATGTAATTCGTAAGATCCTGTTTTCTTTTGTGTATCTGTATAAACTGACTTGGTTTTCCCTAAAGCGTAATCTAAACCTTCTTCGTTTATTTGTGCAAAATTTTTAATCTCTTGCATTTTTTCTCCTCGCTGAATTTTATTAAGGTGATCTAATGAACACCCACCATACCTGTTGCCTTGAAATTTCGTAAACATCGGAGCAGCCAACCCATGACAATAGCCACATAAAGTTGGCCTCCGACTTACAAGGTCATACTTAGAAAGGTATGGAATCTTCAACTGAAGAATCCGACTTAGGCTCTTCTTTCGGCTCAGATTTAGCCGCACCTACTACTTGCCAGGTTCTACCAAAATCTTCTTTGATTTCTAAATAACCAGAATCAGCTCTGATTAACTCTGCACATACTGATTTACCAATTAGTTCATCAGCATTTTTCATAGAGTTTACACCCATAGCGTTCATAAGCAGCATCAAAGAGTTTTGCCCTATGTCTATTGCTTTGGGATTATCAGATCCCATAGTAAAAGTGTTGCTGACATTGATAGTTGTTCCGTCAACTTCAAAAAGCATTTTTAATGCTTTCCAGTTATTCTTCCCTTCTATAATGTCTGAACCAGCGTAATGCAAAATGTAGCGACCTGGTTCTAAAGAACTGCCACCACTCCCATTTGCATTTGCTATATCAAACGCCTCACCACCATTAAATTGTGTTAAATCAACCATAATTACCTCCGTAAAAAAATTAACACTAAAAAAAACTTATCCGAGATCGTACTCTTCAAAGTCGCCTGTACGATCAATCAAACTGGACAAAGCCTCAATAATTTCTATCAATTCTCTGTTGCCGCCAATGGGTAGGAGATGATCGTGTTCCCCATTTTGTTTTTCAACTTCATTTAATAAATCTTTTGCCTGTTCCATATTTTCAAGAACATCATCATGGCTTAATTGTTTTGCCATTATGATTTATTAATGAGTTTACCAATCTGCGCCCAAGTCTTTTCAGCTCTGACAATAAAATCATCGCCTTCTTCAACGACTGGTATTTCTTCTGGTAAACCATATCTGTTTTTAGCAACCGCAGCAGGTGATTCAGTTGTAACTAAAACTCTGCCTGACTGAACAGTTTTGCTAGTAAGACCTTTATTACCTTGAACTTTTACAGTTCCTTTTTTGTAATTAAGGAACAAACACATATCACTAGACTCAAGCACTAATGCTGATGCGTGTTTATTTAATTTAAGTTCATGCCTGTCGTAAGCCTCTGTGCTTGGATCGTGAAATGCTTTAATTTGATTGTGTGCAATTAAAACAATACGCATAGATTTTTCATTTCTAAGTCTATTTATAAGATCAAGAAACTCTCTCCAATACTTAACTGCCTCTACATAACCACGACCATAACCAAATGATTCTAATGTTGGTTGTTTATGAACCTCGCAAGTTTTTTGATGTATTAAAGGTTCTAACCAATCAAGCGAATCTAAGACTAAGGTTGAATAAGGTAATTCTTTTTCATCAACCAAAGATTTTAGATAACCAATAAAAGTATCGTAATCTTTTGCTAATGGAAAATGTGGTATATCTCGGTTCTTGGTTAAGATACCTAAACCCTCTTCAGTTTGAAGTACGATTGGGTTTTTAGATCCAACAGCAAGTGTAGTTTTACCAAGACCAGATGGCCCATAGATAATTACAATGCTTGGTTTTGCTTTCGCTTTCTTTTGAATTGCAGCTAAACTCATTTTTCCACCTCGCTATCAACACCATGTATTTTTACTGGCTTTTTGTAAGGCGGTAATGTTGCCTCTAGTTTTTCTAACGCATTGCTAATGTTCTTACGAACAGATTGCATATGGTGTAAGACTTTAGTTGCCTCGTTAAATGTCGGAGTAAGTTCTTGCTCGGCTTTTAAATCCTGTTGGATTTCTTCCACCAAAGGTCGAACACTATCCGTTAAATCTTTATTAAAGATCTCTCTATTGTTGCCGTCTTTGTCTGTAAAAGACAATAACGATTTCTCTTCTTCTTTCATTGTTTAACCTCCAGGTTATTTTGAAATGTTGCACAGTCAGGTTTGTAAGCACAAAACCGACACCAATCACCAGCGTTGTAGGTTGGATCTTCACCCAATGCTTCCTCACACGCTGGTTTTAAGATATTGAAACCCCAATCTACTAGATCAACAGCTTGAATATCCCAAGTTCTTATAGGCCCATCTTTATGAAAAGATTTTTTACTTGGTTGGATGATCGTCATTTCAACCACAGTATTTTCATCTCCCCACCGAGCAAGTGCGCCCAAACTATATGTCATTAATTGTTCGTTAAAATTTACATCGACTGGAAAATTACCAGACTTTAAATCTGCAACCACCATGCGATTATTTTCACCTAAAATAACTGCATCACTTGTTCCCCAGCAATCATCGCTAATTTCATTCATATAGAGTCTTTCTTCTATTAAGAGTTTGCCATTAAGTTCTTCTGTTCTTTGTTTTATGTAGTTGACATAAGTTTCTGCTATGTCTATTTCTTCTTGCCCTATTTCTATTTCAAAACCCTCTAACTCTACTGTTTTACCCAACCAATAATCAGCAAGAGTTATTCCATCTAATCTATCTTTTAATAATTGTTCACACATCTCATGTATTGCTGTTCCTCTTGCAGCAGGAAAACTTGCCGATGAAGGTGCTTGTGCATTGGGGATCGCTGAACCTGGACATCGTATAACCCTATGTATGCTGCTTGGTGCTAATGTTGCATGAGCCAATATAGTTCTCCTCTATCATTGATACTTTTCGGTGTTTAAACTCTATATTAACCAATTAACTTGCGACTGGTTCTATTGTTGATTTGTTTTCTGTTTCTTCTATAACCTGAAGATCATAAAGAACCTTGCCGCCCATTTTAGAATAGGCTGGGCCTTTACCTTGCGCCCTATAGTTAGCTAATGTTCTTGGAGATTTTCTCCATCTCTCCGCAAGCTCCTCTTGTGTAAGCCAAACTTTATTGTTCATTTATTTACCTCTTTGTTCACGATTATGATATTCTACTACATAGTTTTTTAAAAAAGCAAATTTTAAAAAAAAAATCTTATAAAAATATTTTTTTAATTTGCAATAATAAAATAAACTTTTTTTAAAAAAAAATTTTAAATTTACATGGAGCAAAAATGTCTATAGATAACGCAACACCTGAAGAATGGAATCAAGCAATGAAAGAGGAGAAAGATCCAATGGTTCATAAACCAGAACACTATCAAGGCGCAATAGAATGTATTGATTTAATAAAAGATCGTGTTGGTTCAAATAATTTTCCAGCATACTTAGAGGGCAACATTTGGAAATACTTTTATCGTTACAAAGACAAAGAAGAAAATATCCAGGACTTAGAGAAAGCTGCTTGGTATCTCAACAAATTGATTGAGCATTACAAAGAGCTGTAATCTGAATCCGCACAATAAACACGAAAAAATAATTCAATTTATACTAATTAGCTTAATTTGTAGCATTATTATTCTATATATTGGTATGTGGGCCTATTTTATTTAATATAAGCATTTAGATCGTTTCTAAGAGCATCTTTGTTTGGTTAATAGTAAACCTTAGACCAAGTTAAATAAACGCATCTGGTGGGTTCGTGTGAATCCATTTTTGTCTAAAACCAGTAAAAATTACCCATTCATAATAATTTTCTGAATATGGTCGCCAATCTTCTGTGCGTTCTCAACCGACACCTTTTCATGGATATGTGCATAGCGTTGAGTCGCTGCAATATCTCTATGGCCCAACAAGTTACCGACCATACTTAGGTTCATGTCTAAACCAATACCAAAAGATGCGTAGCTATGTCGAAGATCATGCAACCTTAAATCTGGTGCGTTGATTTGTTTTCTAATTCCATCCCAAAATTTTCTCGGACTACCGATCCCAACTATCGTGCCACTTGTTCTTGGCAAAGCATTAATAATGTTCATGGCTTGTTTAGATAAATAAATAACTCTGTCATCACCATAACGCATCGTCTTATGATTTTTTAATGTGAGTTTATTATCCTGAAGATCTGACCACCTAGCACCAGCTACCTCGCCACACCTTGCACCTGTTAATATTAACAACCAAATAAATGCAACTGAGTTTGCTAGTTCTGGTATCTGCGATTTAGAGTTTAATATTTTAACCACACCATTCAGCTCCTCTTCGGTTAGATAGCGTTTGCGTTTAGCCTCTGGGTTCTTTTCTATTCCGTCTATTGGGTGGTCTTTAATCTTGGCATGACGATAAGTTGCTTTTAATACTTCCAGGCATTTGTTAGCCATGATAGGTGCGCGTTGAGTTACCTTGTCATGTAGTGTTTGTATCTCGCTATCAGTAATTTCATCTAAATGCTTATGACCAAACAGTTTCTTAATATCTTTCTCATAAATACCAACATACTCTTTGGCACTCTTTGATCCTTTGTTGGTTAGTTTTTGCACATAGTTAGCAAACGCCTCATCTAATGTGAGCTTGTTCTTCTTATCCATTGGATCTATTCCATTCGCTACTAGGCCCAAGTTCTTTTGTGCTAGGTTTCTTGCCACTTTAATCGGTAAGTCCAGAGATCCTAACTTCATACTTCTACGCTTACCATTAATTCTGTAGTAAACATAATAACCAGTTGGATATATTTTAAGTGCCTGTACCTGTGTGTCGTTCTTGTATTTCATCTTTGCTCCTCGTTTGTAGATGTCTTATTCCAAAGTTTTCATTTGCATTACGCAAGTTAATTATTTTTTTTTCAAGGTCTGAATAGGTTTCCCAATCTATTACCTCTGTTCTTGTTCTCCCACAACCCACACAACGATCATCGTCAGGCATTGCCGAGGTTGAACAAACCCCAATGCAAGGACTATCTGCCACGCTTACGCACCTGCCTAATGTTTTAGATAGTTCTGTAAATTTCCCAGCGTAGGTTTTCATTTGTCATACATTTGTTAAACCAAATGGTTTGTTTGTGTATTTATAGTATGAATAATGAATCAAGTATGACGCTTTTGCAAGTGTTTCTCTAAATTAATGATGTATAGTGATTTGTGGTGATATGTATTTACATTGGTGTAAACGAGATGCTCTACCAACTGAGCTAAACACCCAAATGGCTGTTTTAAGCCAAAAACTAGCCTATTGCAACCAATGAATTATCTTTGTATGACACCATATTTGTCATACAGTTGCCGTTTTTATTTCTCCCATTGCAGTTTCAAAACTGTCCAATGAGCAAAGATTTTTCATAATTTGATCCGATATAGTAGTTTGAGTTTTAGCGCAAGAAAAAGGATGGAAGCAGATAGTTTGATGTTCTAAAGAAACCAAAGCATAAATATCTATGTTGCCCTTATTATAGTTTCTATTTTTTGTATGAGATCCCCTGCGAAAATCAAAACGCCAACCACCATCATGTGTTCCTATTTTACTTTTGGTTTTGACCTGGCATTTATAAATTTTATCTTCCCACTCAAACAATATGTCTGCATGAGAACCATGTGGGATAACTGAAACTGTATCGGATATAAGAGAGAGAACTGAGGCGGTCAGAAATTCGCCACTACGACCAATCCTTTCCGTCTTTCTGGACATGGTTTAGTTTTGTTGACTAATTTCTTCTAAATAAAGTTGTCTTTCGTCATCTTCGGTCAAGGGTTCAGACTGAACGCCTTGCAGAGCATCTACAATTTGCAACACCCTTAATGTTGCTCTTTTGGAATCTGGTTTTGTTTTTGCTAATTGAACCAATGCTTCTACTGAATTTTTTTGTGTGAAAACATTTGCCAATTCTTCCCAAGCTCTACCAGATTTAAACTCACCCCACTTTGTTGCAAGTCTTACCATAGGATTAAAAGTTTTCATCATTGCTAAATCTTTTAATACTGATTTTGATGCTTTTCCAGCTCCATCAAAACCAGGATTATTTAAATTTGCAACTCTGCCAGTTCTTTCTAAAACATTAATCATTTTTTCAAAACCAACTTTTAAATCTTTAGCATCTACACCTTTGGCTTTAGCTACATTATCTATAACTGCCATAAAGATTTTTCTTTTATCTCCAGTTCCAGCAATGGTATCAATAAGTTTAAATCCTTGTGTTAAATCATCACCTTGTTTTGTCATTTTAAATGATTGATTTAATGCGTTTCTAAAATAAACATTGGCCAACTGTATAGTAGCCTCTGGGTTTGTTTTGTTTAATATTGCTAAAGTATCATTGACATCTTTAACACTTGCTTTAGCTGGATTAAAAATAATTTGTTGGATCTTTGGAAGAGTAACACCACCTTTAATTAAAGGCTCAATATTTTTTTGTACGACTGCAACAATTTCATCTGATAGTTGAGCAAAGGTATCATTAGCTTTTGCATAATTTTTATTTGTTCTTAACTCTGCATTTAAAATGTCTAATATTCCATCATCTGATTGAGAAAATAATTTATTGCCTAATTCTTTGTTTATAAACAAGTCTGTATTTTTACCTGACATAGAGTTTCTGTAATTATCTCTATATATTTTAAAAGTGCTATCTAGTTTATTGATATTAGTTTCTGGAATTATTTGTTTATTCTTTTGTCCCTTGTCTTTAATTAGCTCATTTTTAATTTTATTTAAAACTGCTTTATTTCTTGAATTATTTGTACTTGCAATAGCTTCATCAATTTTAGTTATAAGATTTAACACTTGATTTGGGTTTAACGACTCATTGTTTGCAACACCATAACCAGCTTTTTGTGCTTCGCTTGTTCTTGTTTTTTTAGCAGTTTTTATGGCTGATGTTCCTGTGTCTGTAATCATTTCAAGAACTTCTCTTTGACTTTGTGGAACAGGTGCAATCTCATCTGCTTGTTTTGATGCAACAGCTATAACTTCAGGCCTTCTTTCTCTAGCAGCACTATAAACAATAGGTGAGCCTTTTTCTGAAGCAACAACATCTCTTGTTAAGTTTCTAACATTTTTATTATCAAATACTTCGCCTGGCATCATATTAATACCAAGTTCGCTTCCTGTTTCCTCTAATGCTTTTGCAGCTTGTATTTCTGCTGGTGATACATCTTCTAGTGCATCTTTAGCTAATCTAGCTGCTGTGTTTGGTCGCATAAATAAACTTGCAGCAAACATAGACGGAATAGTTACACCCGCAGCAGCACCCGTGCTACCAGTTAAATCTTCTGTGCCTTGAAACAAAAGACCGCCACCAAGTCCAAGTTTAGTTCCTGCTGCTGCAGCAGTTTTTGTTTTAGCTGCAAGTCCTGGTGTCGCAAACTCCAAACCAGTTTTTGTATATCTACCTAGGTTTGTTGTTGGTTGATATTGAGTAACAGGTTTTATTTGTGGAATCTGTTGCTCTGCAAAATTTCTTATTTGAGAAGAACTTGGAAACAGGTATCGACCTGTCGTTGATTTGCCAAAATCTTCATCGATACCAGGTTGTCCATAATCAAAACCACCTGTGTTTTTAGAATAATCTCCAGGTATATATGTAGTTAATCTTTCTAAATCACCAGGTAAACCTAAAAGATAACTAGCTCCTGTAGCAACACCAGAGCCAACAGACATACCAAAGTCTTTTGCTCTTTCTGCTATGGTTTGTTTTGGTTGTGATGTCGTTTCTTTTCCAAGTCCTACTTGTTTATAAAAATCATTTATTGGAATATCTGAATAATGTTTTTTATGCAAACTGTCTACAAGTTGCTTGTCTGATAGGTCGCTGTATTCAGGATATTTAGCTCTGACTTCCTGTATGGTTAAGGTCATTATCTAATTCCTAATGGATCAGCAGTTCCGTTTGTTTGAGTTTGAACTATTGGATTTACAAACATTGGCAAAGGTTTAAGTTTGTTAAGTTTTTTTATGTAATCTTGATCTTCACTCATATTAAGGTCAAATTGAACATTTCTTTCAAACTCGGCTTTTATTCTATTTGATACATCCTCAAGAACTTTAATTCTACCCCCTGCACCAACACCACCTGAAACAATCCTTAAAGCATTTTCATAATCTTTATCAGACAATCCTCTACCCTCTTGTCCTCTGGCTGCTGCAAATAAATAAGCTAAATCTCTTATCCTAGACTCTGCAACACCAGTTGATTGTGATGCTGTTTTAATTTTTTCTCCAAAATCATTACCCTCAACACTTTTGTTAGTTGATTGAATAAATTGATAAGATTTTTTATCTTTTGCAGAAGATAAAATTTTAGAACCAGCATCTATGTTTTGAATAAGACTATCTACAAATTGTGATGCTCCACCTACTGCTAAAGCAGATGTTGGCTCATTATAAAATTGTTTAGCTAATTCAGAAGTTTGTAAAATTATATTTTCGGTTGCTAAATATTTTGATTTTACAGGATCAAAATCTGTGGTATCTGCTGAGTCTGCTGGAGCATTTCCAGTTGGAAGATTTGTTAATTTTTCACCAGGCTTTAAACCATTACTTAAAAATTCTTGTGTTGATATGTTTCTTGAAAAATTGTTGTTTTCATCAACTACTTGTAACAAAGAACCAGTTTTACCGCTAGTAACAGTTGGCGATCTTAACTGACCGACAACAAATCCTGGAGTATTTTCTAATTCACTTATTTTTGCAGAGTCGCTTTTTAAAACACTTCCTATCAACTGTTTTGTGTCTTTGTTATAAACACCAAATCTTTCGTTTGATGCTTGTCCTCTATTACTTTCAAACGCACTAATAACTCCTTTTGGCCCAACTAGTGTATACATAGTTCTATAAGGTGCGCCTTGAGGGGTTGCTAAAAACTTTTCTATCTTTGCTTTTTCTTCAGCCTCTTTTTTTTGAGCATCTAATAATGCTGTTCTTTGCATAACACCAGTAGAAGGATCTCTACCTTTCAAAACATCAGCAAAAGCCAACATCATATTTCCATATCTTTGTCTGTTTAATAAAGTTTTAGCATCATCAACCTGTTTTTGCATTTGTGCTTGTTGCACTTGCATTGGATCAATGACGAAATTATTGGGTTGATAATCATTTAACAAACCCATTGGATTAAGATTATTGTTTATTATTGTCATATTATTAACTCAAAAGTCCAAATGGATTAAAGCCACCAGACCAAGCAGAACCAAGTAACCCAGCTCCACCAGCTAATACATCTCCAAAACCAGCTTTTTGACTTTGCGTTGTATTGGTCTGCGTAGGCAACGCACTAACACCTTGTGCCAATAAGCCAAGTTGTTTTGGGCCATATTGTAAAGCTCGCAAGAACTCGTTGTAACCAGCATCCATGCCTCTTTGTTGTAGTCCTTGTTGCTGAGAACCAATACCAGACATTAATCCTAAGTTTCTGTATTGATCGCCTAACATTCCTTGTTGTATGCCAGTTCTAAATCCTCTGTCTTGCATGGCTGCATTTAAAGCATTGTTATAACCTGATTGTCTAAGGTTGCTAGATGTTCTAGCTGCTGCATCAGCAAAGTTTCTGTTGGTTTCAGCTTCTAATAAACCAGAACGAGATCCACCAAATGCACCAGCTCCGATTGCTGCGTCTTGATCGCTTTGTAATCTTATTTGTCTTGCTCTGTTTAAATCAGCTAAAGATTGATCAATAACTTGTGTGTTGTAAGGATTTTGAAACGATTGAATGTCTAAGGGTTGTGTTCCCATGTCAGACAATAATCCTCTTGGATCATAAGACATAGAATCTTGAAACATACCTCTGGTTGTATCAAAACCTTGTAGTTGATCTGGATTAAATCCTGCAACTCTTGCACCTGTATAGGGTACAAAAGGCTGTCCTGCTATGGCTTTAGACCTATCGTATAGGTCTGAGTATATAGCCATTTGTGTTGGATCAGTCGTTGTTGTAGTTGTGCTTTTTCCTTTACTCATAATTCTTTTCTAATTAAATATTCTGTTTCAAAACCAAGGTGTTTAATCTTTCTTAACCACCCTTTCCTGCCACCGCCATAAAGTCTTTTACAGCCAAAATGTCTGGCAAACTGTTCAAGGCTAGGTAACATTTGCTCTAGCTCTGAATAATCACCACCACAAAACAGGAGGTTTAAGGCTTTCATTCTTGGATATTCCACAATTTCTGTAATCATAACTGATTTTTTACCAGCCCAAATATGAAATATTCCAGCCTCTATTTTTTCTTTAATATCACCTAGATTATAACTGTCTTGATGTTTAATTGCACTAGAAATCCAATGCTGACACCTATCCCACTCTATTTCCCAATCTTCCTTATGCGACTTGGGTGGTAGAGAGGTTTCCGCTATTATCGACTGTGATTCTATACTTAGTTCCATTTGGACTCACTAAAACGACTTCTGTTTGATCGCCACCATTGGCTTCAATTCGTTCTCCTTTTTTAAAACTTAAACCATCTCGATATTCTATTTCTGTTACCAGATAGCTTTGGTATGAGGGATCATAATTTTCACCAGGTTTGGTTAAGGCCCGTCTTGCCATTACCTACGCCCTCTGTTGCGTAAATTAAGTCTTATATTACCAACTTTAAAATCTTGTGTGGTAGTTCCTGTAACTGTCATAGATACTTGCCTACCTGTAAATCTTGCGTCTGTGTAGCCATCACTTTCAAAAGTAAATGATCCAAAGTCTGTTTCAGCTCCCAATGGAGTAAATCGACCTTTGAAACTAATAGTTACACCAGGCAAGGTGTTTGCTTCTTCATCTGGAATAATTTGGTTGCATTGCACATAGTTATCACCATTACCAATCTCGATTGGCCCACTCTTTGCAAACGGAACAGCAGTACCTAAGTTTGGTGAGTTATTAAGTGTAGAGCTTTCGTGCTGATAAACAAAACCAGAGGCATCACAGGCAATCGGATAATCAAACACACCTTGATCTACCCAACAACCCCTATCCATGCTGCCAATCGACCAGGTGTTTTCTGCATAGTTCCATATAACATATTTACTAGGCGAAGATACTGAAGTGGGGAAAAACCACCAAATTTCATTAAAGTTTGAGTTATGTCCACCACATGAAACCCTACGATAATTATATTGTAGGTTGTCAAAAACAAAATCATGGACTTCGCATGGTATCTCTCTCACATTACCATCGTAAATAAAGAAAGCGTTTTCACCCATCCAAGCCAAAAAGTTTCCTGCTGTTACAACTGTTCTTGGGCCTGTTACTCTACAGTTAGTTCCAGCATCTTGAATACCATAGATAAAAGGTGATCCTGTGTAATAAATTCTAGCAATACCAGTATCAGTAAAAACAATTATATCTGTTTGCCATTTAAGCGCACTTAATATCTTGCCGCCTGTTGGTATCTGTAAATCTCCAGCAGTATTCGTTGATGCTGCTGTCCATGTTGTTGTGGTTTCTCTTGATGACCACTGTATCTTTCTTGGATCTCCACCAGCTCCCAATGCAATTACATGGCGTTCATTGCTAACCAATACACCTGCACATCCTGTCGGAGCATTGGTTAGAACAATACCTGTTGCATCTGGTGAACCCGAACCTGCATCTGGCCTCCATTGATAAATTTTGCCATCACTTGAACAACAAAAAAGCAAATACTCACCAAAGTTGTCAAAAGACCAAGACGCTGTATCAAAAAATAACCCAGATGTGCTTCTTGCATCTCCGTAATCTTCTCTACCATACTGATATGCGCCAAAGCCAAGAACATCAGTTGACGCATCGGTTACAAATCCTGATGGTGTTATGTCATACCAAGTTCCATCGAATAAAACATAAATCTTTTCTCTTGTTCCAACAGCTAGAACATTTTTACCTGCATTAGTTTTATAGGCATACATTCCTGTTGGAGTGCCAGTAAGAGCTGTGTTTTTTAGTTTTTCCCAACCACCGATAGGTTTAAGTGAACCATTTTGAAAACGAATAAGATCGCTGTCTACCCAACGTCCTTTGTTTGAGTAATCAGTTCCGTTGGTTACGATTCCTGGTGGTGGAGTTACAGGTAGTAACGCCATGTTTTACTCCTCTGGTGGAGTTGGAAATTCGCCTAATGGTCTAACAGGTGGTTCAGCATCGTTGTATATATACAAGGCTGCTAACTCATCAACTGTGGTACAAGCATCAATTTTGCTTTGCATATCTGCTGCTGTACTTCTCACACCTGATCTAAAAGTAGTCCAATCAGCAGGAATAGCTGTACCAGCCTCAGTTTCTCTG